TGGTCCGTATCCGTCTGCGTTGAATAATGTTTCCTCCGCCCACTCTATGACATCTGTTACTTCTTTAGCCTTGTCTTGTAATCCCTCTAATGAATCAATAGATCCGTAGGGGTTTTCGGCTACTGTTTGAGTCTCTAATGGATTCGACTTATTTAACTCAGCTTGTATTTCTTCGAGCTTTCTTTCTGCTGCTTTACGCTTTGCAGTAAGTTCCCCATAGCGGGCAACTGCTCGACTACCAAGTTTCTCGGATAGCTCTTTGAGCTCATCTTCGGACATTTCGTCTAGATCTAACTGTGAAAGAACATCTGTAGAACCTTGCGGCTCTTCAGCTTGTTCAGCAACTTCTGTTTCTTCGATAGTTTCCTCATTACTCTCAGTAACTGGGACTTCTTCGGCTACTTCTTCTGTTGCCTCAACTTGTGGAGCTACTTCTTCCTTAGGAGTAAGTTGCCCCAAGCGCCTTTGAGCGAACTCTGACACTGATATATTTGACTGTACCGCTGTTGTTTCTGTTGTGGGTTCAGCGTTTCCCACTGTGATTTCTTCTGACATAATGTTTTGCACTCCTTAACGCCGAGCGATGGCGATGAAAGTATTATAACTTATTGTGCAAGCCTATCTTTGAACCGTACTTGTAGGTTCCTCCAATCGCACATTTGTAGGATCTGATCATAAGTCAGAATACGACCAGATATTTGTTGCATCTGTTCTGTACTAGCTTGATGAAGCTCTTCAATAGTCTCTTCACGCAAGTCCTCAATGACTGATAAAAAACGAGCGAAGTGCTCGTGGTTACTTAATGCTTTTAAATCACTTTCTAATGTCATTTAATAATTGTGTTAAATTATCTGAGTTTGCCATAACTCCAACCATACGTGGACCCCTAGTCTTTACTTGGTTGTACCAGTTGGAATCTTTCATTTCGGCAGAAGCAGTTGCGTAGTCATCATTTTGTAGTGCTTTTCTCATATTGACAAAGCCTTTGACTTCATTTCCTTCAGCATCTGTACCGCCGACTAACTTTAGTCTACCTAAATTAAAAGCTAAATCTATTAGAGCTACCCGCACGTTATGAGGTCTTGAATCTATCTTGGGGTCAAACACCTTAGCATCTTCGTAAGCGTTTCTTGCACTGAACATATACAAGTCTCGGATTTGCTTGTCGTTTAGCTGAACTCCTTTGTTGACTACATCATCGTAAGTAAGTCCGTGCCTTTGTTCTAAATACCTTCTGTTGCTAGGATTTTCTAGGTTAAAACCTACCCCGATAGTCATATTGCCTTTTGTATCTTTGTAAGCAGCGGGCTTATAACCTTCGTTTAATTTAATGACATCGTATAAGTCAAACGCCATTTGTCTTCCTTGAGCACGTTTATTAGCGTACTCACTTCTGGTCATATTATCCGCCATAGTATTATATTCCTTGAGTTTGAATATCTCCCATCTGAGCTGGTTGTGTTCCAACTCTTCCGATTTGAGCATTTTGGGCTTGCTGCATTTGGAATGTGTACTGCCCGGCGTACTTTTCGATTCTTGCAGCAAACGCTTCATCTGTTTGAAGTCTTTCAGCAACGTCCGGCTGAGAAGCATACTGCTGAATAACAGTAAGAGCAATTTGAGCGCCGTTCGGACGTGCTGGCATTTCAATACCGGAATAAATTTTCGATAAGTCATCTGTTACTTGGCGTACTACTTGTTCTTGAGCAGCTTCCGTAGGTTGTAGTATCCTATCAGCGAGAACTGGATCAATGCTAGAAGCAGCAGCATCGAGCAAAGAATTAATGTCAATACGACCGTTACGATCAAGTTGCGTAAGAGCAACCAGCTGCTGTAGCTTTTGCTCTTGAGTCTGAGGATCCGAGTTGAGAACATCATAATTTATCATTATATCAAAGTTCTCGTTAGGATCTCCTTTGTTGAACTCAATCGGATCCGGAGAGCCAGTAACTCTGAAGAAGACTGCATCCGGTCCAAATCTTTGGAAGCACTTGTAAGCCATATTAAGAACTTCGGCTGAGTGCTGTAAGAACTTGTCCACTAAAAATTGTTTGCGTACTT